TCATAATTATTATCATTGTTTGGAATTATATTATCTGGTATATCAAAATCAACTTCAATATCGCTATTTGTTAATAACATAATATCAGGAGAACAATCTTTTACTTTGAATGATAAATCATTTTGAATCTCTTGACTATAAATTACTAATCTATCACCTTTTTGAATTGCAGAGTATTTAGATATAATTGATAATTCCAACATAGTTTTAATATCTTTCACCTTTAGAAATTCACTGTTTTCAACTTCCAATAACATATATTCGCCTTTTTTTATATCTTCTGGTTTTAGTAATTCAATCTTTACAAATTCTTCTTCAGTTATTTTAAGTTTTGTATGAATATGGTTTGGAATATACATAGTATCACTAACTATAAATTCAGATGGAATTACTATACTACTTTCTCCATTATCAGATGTTATTTTAAATGTAAAAATACCATTTACACAATTATCTAATTTAGCAATATCATTCAATATTTCTTCTGGTAAGATAACTTGATTTGTATATTCATATTCATTATTTTTTTCGTCAGAGTGACAAGGATAAAATGGCAAAGGTTGAGTTTGGTAATAATATACAAAATCTTTAGGAATATCTCTTTTTATTTTTTCTTCATATTCTCTTTTACTTTCTTGTAATGCTCTTTCTAAAAGTTGCGTATCTTGAGTATCTTGATTATTATTTTCAGAAGAATAACTATTACTACTATTATTATCACTTGATTCATCATCACTATTTGTCATATAATTACTCATTTTGAAAATTTTAAAAATCGAATAGTAAAATGTGATTTTAGTTTGATTTTAGTGTGATTTTAGTATTATTAAATATTAAATCAATTTTATATAATAAAAGTTTTTAGTTGTGATACTTTGATTAAATTATCTACCCTTTTATCCATTGATAATTTCATATTAAGTAAATTGTGAATATTATCAACATTGTTACTGGTTCTCCAACTTGAAAACCATTTTTTATTGTGTTCTTCCAATTCTTCTTTAATTTCTATTAATTTATTGTCTATTTTTTTAACTATTTCATCTAATGATTTAATTGCAAAACTAAGAGACTTAAATTCATCATATAAATCTACCGACCCGTCTTCTTTAGTTCTAATTGTATTAACTGACCCAGCATTATTACCAACAGCATCAAAAAAGCGTTGTGTTTGTCTATCAGCGTGATTTTTAATATCTTCAATTATGGCATGTATTTGTCCAATAGAGTTTTTCAAATCTAATTCTTCCATAATTGAATCTATTTTAGGGCATGTATGGGATAAGATAGATTTTGTTGTTCCTAGAACTGCTCTGGTTCCTTCTAACAAAGCTTCTTTCCCTAATAATGAAGATACTACAGGTGTTAATGGAACTAATGGAAACATTATTAAAGAGTTAATGTTATTATTCTATAATAATATTTAATATTCTTTACTTCTAATTTCATTATTTTATATAAATTTATTTTATATTAATCTAATCATTAAAATAATAATAAATAATAATAAATAATAATAAATAGTAATAACTTTTTATAAAGTTTATCGGATTATAATATAATATAGATAAGTTGTAAAAATTTAAAATACTAAAATTTAAAATACTAAAATGGATAGAGAAAAACAGTTAATTATATTGCTAATAGTTATTGCTTTATTGTATATTTTCTATCAAAATAGAAATATAAATATTAAAGAAGGATTCTTAGAAATTGATGAAAATGCCAGAACTGATTATGAAAGTGCGAATAAATTACAATATAAAGATACAATTTATGAAAAATCCGCGAAAATAGCATTTGAAAATAATCCAAAAATGTTATGTAATTTACTTCCAATTATTCCTGCAGAATATTGTGGTGATGAAGATGGAAATGTTTCTAAAAAACCTAAATTCCCGGTTCATATGTTACCAATGAAAGATACAACTGTTATGGCAGTTTTCAATGATGGTCAATTATATAAAAAAGATAAAGTTGAATATCCATTTTGGACCGGACCATTAGAAAATAGTCTCCCCAATGGGTCTATTCCTCTTAGAATGATTTCTATAGATTCGGAAGAGCGTTTATTAGGTGTTGGATTTGATAATAATCTTTATCGTAAGGTAAGTAATGATATTGAATCTACTTGGGAATTAATTCCAAATACAGATAATATTATTTATGTTATTTATCAATTGGAAAATACATTTGAAAATGATAAAATAATTGCTGTGGATAGTCAAGGAAGATTAAATGAAAATATTTATAATCAACTTGGGTCTGAACCTTTTAAATTGGTTGCGAATGATAATGAAACCTTTCCAGTTCTTAAAGTTTGGTTTGATAAAAATGGTTTTATGTTAGGAATAGGAACAAACTTTAAGATGTATCGCAAAGCAACAACTGATTGGAGAAATAGTGAATTCGATACAGTTACAGGTTCTAACCCATCTTTAATTAATGATGCTATTTACGGTAAAGATGGTAAAATGTATGGATTAGTATTAATTCCAAAATTAGGTAAAATTGCAGTTATGAAACAGAAAATGGTATATTACTTATCTCAATTTATACCATTAGAATTTATATCAGACAAAAACAATAAAGAAATTATTTCAAATTCAGAAGTTGTTAAATTTAAGACAGGTATTGACTATACTAATGATAGATATAATGACTTACAATATGGAGATATTAATATATCAGAAGCAAAGAACAAATTAAAAATAGAAGAATTAAGAAAGATTAGAAGTCATTGTGCTTCAAGAGGTTCAAAGACTAATGTAGAACACGAAAATTATGAATTTCTTAATAGATTAACAAAACAGCAAAAACATATTGACGAATTAAATGGTGTATTAAGCAAAATGGTTTCTCAAGACCCAAGTCGTTCTAAAATTCAAGAAGATATCATTTAATTTACAATCTTTTATAAACTTTACAATCTTTGTTATTTTATCATTTTATTACATTATCATATTTTCATATTATCTTAACAAATAATAAATATTAAAAAGAAAATATTAAAAAGAAAATATTAAAATTATAATTATGAATAATGAATTATTTATATTATTAGTAATATTGGTAATCGCAATATTATTATTTTACCAAAGAGGTAAAAATAGATTGGAATCATTTTATAATTATGATTATAATTATCAACATGGATTAATTGAAGAGAAATTAAATAAATATAAATATAGTTGTACGAAAGCATCTCCCACTGTATCTTCCTATAAAGTAAAAGGAGATAGAGGAGATTATATGGGTATGTTACAAAATTATATAAATACCGGACAAGAGAAAAAAACTCAATTATCTTCAGAAATGTTTGACAGAGACGCAGCTTTAGATAAAAGTGAAAACGATACAGAAACTCAATTAAATAAAATTAAAAGAAGTATTGATGCCATGGATTTAAAAGATAAAGCAAATCATTATTATTTCTTATCCCGTTTAGCAGGTGCTGAAAAATAAAGAATAGGGCGAAAGAAAGAATTTTCATATTTTCATATTTTCATATTTTCATATTTTCATATTTTCATATTTTCATATTTTCATATTTTCATATTTTAACTAATATCTAAATATATGCTAATAATAATATTAAATAGGAATATTAAATAGGAATATTAAATAAGAATATTAAATAAGAATATTAAATAACAATATTAAATAAGAATATTAAATAACAATATATTTAAAAATGGTTCGTAACATAAATACTAATGAAAAAATTGTATTAGGAATTATTGTAGTAGCAATTATATATTTGATATATTGGAATGGAAATAGTATAAAAGAAGCATTTGAGAATAATAATGCAGAAAATAATGGAAAAGATACAAAAACTCAATATGAAACACAAAAAGAAAATTGTGATAGAATAAATGGGGAACTAATTCCGTTAGGTAATGAGAATTATTTGTGTAGAACAACCCCTTCATCTGTAGTTCCAGGAACAGATTTAAATGAGAGGTCTATTTTATCAAATGACTCATCAAATAAGTTTCCTGCTCCAACAGATTTATTTATTGAAAATATAACAGATAGTAGTGTAGAATTTTCTTTTAATAGTCCAATTATTATCAGTCAAAAAAATGTAGTATCATATAATCTTGTTGTTGCTAAATATAATAACCCAGACGGATTCTCTCCATCTGATAATTATACAATACATTCATTTACACCAGAATCAATTAATGAAAGGTGTTCTGATAATGTTGGAGAAGACACAGTAAATTGTAGAAAAACGATTTCTCTTAAAATGAAAGATAATAATAATAAAACGGTATTCTATCGTTTAGGATTAATGGCGATATATTCAGATGGTTCAAGTAATATAAATACTCATCATAATATATCCATTTTTAGACTTGGAGTAAGCGTAACAAAACATTTAGCAATTTTACAAAATGCTATGAAAGAAAAAGAAGAACCAATGCACGAATTAAACGATTTCTCAGAAAAACAAGGAGATGAAGGTTCTTATACAGCAGACGGCCGTTTTGAAATGATTAAAAGACAATTAGGTGGTTATCCAGATAACTTATTTATTGAAGAACATACTGGACCAAAATCATTAGATGAATTAGTCAAAAGACAACTTGCTTCAGGTATTATGAATATTAACGTCCATACAAATAAATAATTAAAAATCATATATTATTATATATTTATGTTTTTCTATTGTAATAATAAGTATAAAAATAATAACTAAAAAATGGTAATTAAAATGGAACAAAAATGCCTTTTACTTTTGAGTGTTGTGTTAATTATAATTGTATATTTTATTTATGATAATAAAAAAAATAATCAAAATAATGAAGGTTTTATTGAATCTTTAGATATAGGTTATCCAGGTATGAAAAATCATTATGGGTATTATCAGTCTAATATTTATAAACATAACAAATTACATAATATTGGTGGCGTTATGGATAATAATATGATTAATAAAGTTTCTGATAATGAAAATAAAGTAATTAAAAAAGAGAATGAATTAAATGATTTGATTAAACAAAACAAAAAATTAGAAAATGAAGAATGGTATATTAAAAAAATACCAGAAAATGGAACCATTAAATCACAATATAACGGAGATAGTATTACTATTGAACCTGTCGGAGACGACAAATTCAAAGTTTTAGTTAATAATAAATGTATTACAGTTATCGGAAATAAAGAATATGAACTTAAAAATTGTGAAGCAGGTCAATATGGACAATATTTTACCAGACAAAAAGTGAATGAGAATGATGAATCAAAATATTATACTGGATACGAAGTAAATTCTGATAATAATTATCCTTATGATATGGTAATTTCAAAAATACCACCATATCATTGTTTGACAACTGGAAATGATATGTTAAGTGTTGAAGAATGTAATGGTAATAATTTAACACAACAATGGCAATTAAATGATAGAGTTAAAAATTGCTCTGATTCTCGCAGTTCTTAATTATTTTTTATTATTTTTTTATTATTTTTTCATACAATAATAATAACAATAATAATATATAATTCTTCTTTTCTAATAATAATAGTAAAAATAATAGTAAAAATAATAAAATGAATACTACAACACAATTTTTAATTGGATTTATTGGTATAATAATGATTGGTTATTTATTTGTAGCAGTTTTCCAATGTAAATCTGTTAATAACTTTGTAGACGCCCCACCAATAATAGTAGAATCTGTTTCAGAAGAAGAAGAATCTGGTAATAATACAGAAAAACCTACTTCTCAACCTACTGAAAACAATTCTTTTAACAAATCTTCTTCTAATAATAATTTACAAGGTTCTCCAACAGATGCGAAGGAAGATATTATGTTTTCGGAAAAACAAGTAACAAGTATATTTAAAACACAATTTAATTATGGAAATTTGATATATTTTAGTAATTAGTCTAATGGTTCGCAATGTGAAAATGGATATTCAATATTCTGACATACCGGCCATCTATAAGGTTTTCTATACTTTGGAAGATTATAATAAGTTAAAGGATTTGCCCCAGTTCTACCTTCTCCGTAAGGTTTCATTCTGTAATTTTCCCAAGATTCTTGAATTGGTTGTTTATAGAGTAATATTATAGCAATTACCAATACTACAATTATTATCACTGATTCATCTAATACCATTTTTTTAATATTTTTTAATATTTTTATAAAAAAATTTATTTATTTATTATTATAATGTAATATTTTATCATTATCAGTATAATAATAATAATAATAATAATAATAATAATAATAATAATAATAATAATATCTATAAGTTTTATAGAATATGTAAATACAAATACAAATAATAAAATGTTTAATCAAAAAACAAGCACTCCTTCTTCAGTAATCTCTAAATCTTCATATATATCATAAATTGGTCGAGTATAATATGTTTTATTTTTTCCTATTATGAAGTCTAATTTTTTATTTATTAGATTTCTATTTAGTTTTGGACAATTGCTTACCAGATAATATACTATATCCCTCCTATCTTCAATATAAATTTCTTCATTATTAATGATAACTAATTCTTCCAAGGATAAACTCTGATTAAATATTTTTCTTGATTTATCAAAAGTAAATTTATTGAATATTTTAATTGAATCGTCTTTCATTGAATGAATCAGAATATTTTCTATATTACCATATTTTTTAAGTAATTCAAATATTTCATCATTATCCATTGAAGAAATACGATGATTATAATCCGTTTTAAACATAATACATAAATCAGTAAATTGTTCTTGTGTAATTTCAAGTGATTCACATATTTTTTTTGTATCATATTCAACAACATTATTATCTTTAAAATTAAATCCCCTAATATTCTTAGGACATCCTAAAGCAAGTAAATCCATATCATTTGTCATAGTAAAATCTGCTAAACCGTTTTTTACTAATTCACTACAAACTAAATCTGCTTCATAATTTGGAAGGTGAATATATTTAATATTTAAAATATCAAGCATTTCTTTAATATCAACAATATGATTATATTTTATTTCAAAACAACGTTTTTTAAGTTTTTTGATTTCCTCTTTAATTTCTTTTTTCTTAAATTCTAAATCTTTTTCCGAATCTACCACTCTTTTCTCAAGTTTCTCTTGAATACTAAGTTCATTATAATAATCATCATCAGACTCCGGATTAATAGAATCTATCGAACTTGTTAAATAATCAGAATCAAGATCAGAAATAGATTGTTCTAAGTCAATAATTTTAGTTTTATTCCCAATTCTCTTTTGCTTTCTTTGTTTTAAAGTAAAATTTTTTTCTGGTTCAGGGCGACCATCAAAAACTAAAATTGGTATAATACCGAATTGTTTTAATTTACTAATTAAATTAAATATACCTTGAATATGTCCGGAAGATAATGATTGATAAATATAGAATGATATATCTACTGCAAAACTCTTACCATCATAATCATCTAAATGGCGGGCTTCGACGCCTCTTCCATTTATTTCATCTAATTTTTTTAAAATAAATTTGTTAAGTTTTGGAATACCCATTTTATATGGTATATATTATCTGTAGATAATGATTTTTTTCTTAAATTAAAATTAGATGAAATATATAAAAAAATTCAATTTTTGATTAATAAATTATTTTTATACAATATTTTAATTTTATAAAATATACTTGTTGTTAAAAATTGATTGTATAAAATTTATATGAAAATTTAGGAAAAATTAGAAGTAATGAATCGATAATAAACAATATTTATTTTTTATATTTATTTTTTATTTTTAATATTTATTTTTAATATTTATTTTTTATTTTTTTATTTTTTTAATATTTTTAAATTAAGCAACAACAAACTTTCCCTGTTGCTTATCTGAAAGACCAGCCCACGCCTCACTCATAATTTTAGTAAGTTCGGCCTTCTTGGCGGTAGGGTTCTTCTTTTCAAAGTCAGCACGCTTTGATGTTTGGTATGCCTTGAAACTTCCCTTGGTTGCAGTCTTAGCAACTTTCTTTGTAGGAGCTGGAGTGGCGGTTTCCTTAATAGCATCAGTGGCAGGTTTGGCAGAAGCAGGTTTAGCAGCACGCGGCTTCTTTGCTTTCTGGGTAGTTTCTTGGACTACTGCTTCAACTGGGGTTGTCTGAGTAGGGTTTGCTGCTTCCTGAGCAGCTTCCTTGGCCTTGGCAGCAGCAAGTTCAGTATTATAACGTTCACGGTCTTTCTGAGCGAGTTTTGTGTATTTCTCACGTTCAGAAGGGGAAAGTTTATGCCACTGGTTAGCAATAATCTTGCTGGTTTCAGTTAAAGATGCCTTGGGGTTCTGCTTAATAACAGTTGGACGAACATCCATTGAATAAATAAGATAAGAGGAGTGAGGACCCTTAACATTACGAAGTTTCTTTTTATGAAGACGCTCGCGACGGAATCTACGCTCTACCTTTTCAATTGGAGCAGAGCAAACTTCATTCCAACCTTCGGCGGCATCAAATTGAAATTTTGTTGAAAGAGCATCAACAATTTTACGGGCAAGGTTAAAACTTCCCTCGGTTCCTCGGATAAGAGATGTGAAAGACATGATGATGAGTTTGGAGTTTATAAAAACTGTGATTGAAATGTGATTTATGAATCTGGATTATATCTTATTATAATGTTATTTCTTTATATTGTTTTTTTTTTTGGTAATTTTTAACGCACTTTTCCTTGAATATTTAATTAATATTTAATTTAATTAAAATTTTATTTAATTAATATTTAAAAAATAAAATTAAAATCCCATACAATTCTGTAGGAACCTTTACGAAACTTTACTATTTAACTTACCAAAATTTAATCACTATCGGATATAATTAAATTAACTATTGAATCTTTTAGTGATTCTGCTCTTTTATAAATATTTGATTTAATGTTTTTAATTTTAAATTCATTTTTAGATTTAGTAGATGTTTTTATTAGGTCTCCTTCTGGTTTTGCTATTTCTACTATTAAATTTCTAACATCACCACTATCACAATTGAAATATGCTGTATCATCATTTGTATTTTGATTAAAATAACAAGTATAATGATCGACATCAGTTGCTGATATAGAAAACCCAACTGGGGTTCCTTCAATAAATACTGGAGTAGGTTTATTATCACAATCAAAATATGAATCTCTTGTAGAACCCATATCTTGAAATTTATTATCAGATATAGTTAAATTACATTTTAAAGGTAGAACTTTTGTAATACCTGTTTCTTTATTATAATGCTTTCCAGTTCTATTATAAATATAAACTTCTCTATTATTAGAATTCTGATTTAATACTAAAGTATCTGCATATCCAGAACAATCAAAGACAGCATTAGATATAGTTTTTCCAAGAGATGATTTTGACAAAACCATTGTAAGACCACATTTTTTATCTCCAATTATTTTATAAATTTTAACTGGTTTTCCCCAGAATTTAGACCAAGGGTCGGTTTCTTTTGCTAATAATGGTTTTTCTGGAATAGTTGAATTTAATTTCTTATCTTCAATCGCATTATGTCCAACACTATTTGGTTGTTTTCCACAAACACCACAAGAATCAGGGTTACCAATATTACCTATTTCACCTCTATTACCTTTTGGACCGGGTGGTCCTCTTACAATTTGAATTTTAGAGAAACTTTTAACTAAAAATACCATAATCATAATATTAATAATAATACAAGAAACAATCATATTAATAACCGTTCTATTAGGTGATTTAGAAAAATGTTTATCAACTAATTTAAATATGACAATTCCTATTAAAAAAATAGAAATCATAATAAATATTAAAGCATTGTTTGTAGATTCTTTCATTTTAAATTTATTACACTATTATTCTATTACACTATTATTCTATTACACTATTATTCTATTACACTATTATTCTATTACACTATTATTCTATTACACTATTATTTTATTATTTTTATAATATGATAGATTTATGAATAATATGGATTATGCGTTACTTTAACTCCACAATACTTCATTGGATTATAAGAATAATCAACTGGAATATAAACACCTGATTTTGCAGCTTCTTTTAAAATGAATTTAAAATTTACCATAAATTCTGCATTATGACCTTCACTAACTGACATTACGTGTGCTAATTCATGGATTAAAACAAACATAAGTGTTTGAATATTATGAAATTTTCTATCTTTAGTTTTATGTCTTAAACAAAACGCCATTAATTCACCCTTATTAATAGTATATGATGAAGAACCTTCTTCTAATACCGCTTCTTCTATATTTAATTCTTTTAATCTTTTTTCTAATCTAACAACGCGGACATCTTCATAATGATGTTCTTTCAAATGTTCTATTATAATTCTCGTATTTTTACTTAATTTTGCCAAAATATCGGCCGCTTTATCAGGACTTTCATATTCTTGAACTTTATAAGTATTACTGTTTAACATCGATTCTTTATATATTCCGAACTTTTCAATATTTACACCATTAACACCATTAACACCATTAACACTATTATTATTATAGTAAATATGTTGTATTTTATCTCCATAAAGAAATATAATTAAATATACAACAATAGATAAACAAATTAAAAATGATGTTATATTTTTACTATTCCTTTTATTATTACTCACAGTCATAGTCTTATTATTATTCTTATTCCAAAGTATTATTCAAATATTATATTATGAAAATATATTTTGATTATCTACTATTATATCAGATAATATCTATTATTATATCAGATACCAATTATGTCTGAAGATAATAGTCATCTCTTTAACTCCCCATTTTGGAGTCAATACAATTATGTTTATTCAAAAACATATAATAAATATTATTTTGCTTGTAAAAAAGAATGTGAAACTTGTCAGTTATGGAGTATTCCAAATAATGTTTGGAAAAAATTGTTTTTTATGATGGTCCATTGTCATATATGTGAGCATGCCGATTATCCAGACGGGTTTTATTTTTTTAATAGTTTGATAGTTTTATGTTATAAATGTTATAAAAAAACAATTCAAAGAATAAATAGTATTAACACCAATAAAATAAAATATTAAAATTGAAAAGATTAAATAATATAAATAAATAAACTTTATTATATAAATCATAATCATTTAATCATAATCATAATCATGGATAAACCTCTTCGTATATTATCTGATAAATTAATTGGAAAAAAATCTATATCAATTGATATTTTCTCTGATTTTATTGATACACATCGTGACCAATTATTATATATAACAAATTTTGATAATATAGATAATGATTTTAATTATAATAAAATTGGAATAAAAAGAATGATATATGATATATTATTAAATATTATACTTAGAATTGAAAATACATCTGATGCTAAAAACCTTTTAGAAAAATTAATTAATGTTGGATTTCAACCAAACATATGTTTTCCAAATGAACAACCTCTTATATTTTTTGCTTCTTTACATTATCGAACTGAATTATTAGAAGTTATGTTGAAAAATGGTATAAATCCTAATTGCCCGACACGAAATTATATTTTAGAAAATGTGGATTCACCATTAGATTTTATATTAAGATATAGAGGTAATATATCTAAAAATAAGGAGGAAAGATTTAAAACAATAAAAATATTATTAGATTATGGAACATTAATTAATAATAAATTATTAATAGAACTTTTACAAAATGAATTTATTCCAAATATGACAAATAATATTAATGAAAACTGTGTAGAATTTTATTTAAAATATCATAAAAATATTACAATTCCTTTAGATATTGCACGCCATATTTTGAAAATAAGTTTTCCATTATCTTTAAAAACCATTTGTAAATTTGTATTAACTAATAAATTGAATCTTGATATAAGAAATTTAATTGAAAATCGGATTTTACCAGAAAGTATTTATTATTAAATTATTTTTATATTTGTTTTTTATATTTGTTTTTTATATTTGTTT